ACGCAGAAGGATCTGGAAAACGCGCTTGACGAGGGAAAATTTATTCTCCACCAGGTGGGCGACGAGGTTCGCGTGCTGGAGGATATCAACACCATGGTGACAACCACCGACACCATGGGGGACGTATTCAAAAGCAACCAGACGATTCACGTCTGCGACCAGATTGCCAACGACACGGCGGTCGTGTTCAACACAAAGTATCTGGGCGTGGTTCCCAACGACGCCGCCGGCCGAACCTCCCTTTGGGCCGATATTGTGAAGCTGCACCAGCAGCTTCAGGACATCCGGGCGATTGAAAATTTCGAGGACGCGGACATTACGGTTGAACAGGGCGAGGAAAAGATGGGGGTCGCAGTGACGGACGCCATCACCGTAATCAACGCCATGGGCAAGCTGTACATGACCGTTACCGTCGCGTAAGGAGGGATAAGAGAAATGCCCAATGTAACGATGAAGGCGAAGGATACCGTATTCGCGGCGCTGGCCGAGTGCTATGTCACCATCGGCACACGCCGGTACAATTTCATGCAGGCAATCAACCTGGAGGCGAAGTTCGAGAAGAACAAGGTCGAGATTCCGATTCTTGGCAAGACCGGCAAGGGAAACAAGGCGTCCGGCTGGAAGGGTACGGGTTCCGCCACCTTCCATTACAACACGTCCATCTTCCGCGAAATGATGGTGCATTACAAGGACACCGGCGAGGACACCTATTTTGAAATCCAGATCACAAACGAGGACCCCACCTCCGCCGTCGGACGGCAAACCCTCGTTCTGATCGACTGCAACATTGACGGCGGCATTTTGGCAAAGTTTGACGCCGATGGTGAATATCTGGATGAAGATATGGACTTCACGTTTGAGGATTTCAAGATGCCGGAGAGCTTCCGTCTGCTCGACGGGATGCTCACCAACTAAAGAGGGGGAGAAATTGAGTATGGGAAATTTTGCGCAGTTTATGAAGCAGAACAAGCTGGTCAAGGGCAACGCGCTTTACGCCGCGACGAAATCCCTTCTGAACGAGGCGGGGGAGCCGCTGCTTTGGGAGATCAAACCCATTTCCAGCCGGGAGAACGCCGAACTGCGGGAGAGCTGCATGAAGGAAGTCCCCGTTCCCGGCAAGCCGAACGCATACCGGCAGAAGATCAACACCGGCGATTACATTTCCAAGCTGCTGGTGGCGTCGTGCGTGACGCCCGACCTTTACGACAAGGAATTGCAGGATTCCTCCGGCGTCATGACGCCGGAGGAGCTGCTGTTCGCCCTGATCGACGATCCCGGCGAATACGACAACTTTACGACGTTCGTACAAAGGTTCAACGGCTTTGACAAGCCCTTTGAAGAGACGGTCGAAGAAGCAAAAAACTGATCGAGGGCGGCGATCCCGAGGCCAATTACGCGTATTACTGCCTCCACAAGCTGCATATTCTCCCGTCCGAATACCTTGAACTGGACGAACGGGAAAAGGCTTTTGTCATCGCTTCCATTAGAATCAAGATCGAGAAGGATAAGAAAGCCGCGAAGGAGGCGGGACGCGCTTCCAAATCCACCCCCCAAAAGGGCCGTAGAAGAAAAAGGAAGTGATTCACATGGGAACTTTGCAAAGCGGCGTTGAATTATACGATGGGTTTACAGCCCCTTTGATGAACATTGTGAACGCTTTGAATCTGACGGTTTCGGCCTTTGAGGATATGCAGCGCATGAGCGGCAACGAAATTGACACCGCTTCCCTGGATGGAGCGCGGGACGCCGCCAATCAGGCAACGATTGCGATCCAGGCTATGAACGACGCGCTTTCCGGGCTGGGCGGGGCCGGTGTGCTGGAGGGTTCGGCCCCGGCTGCCGCGCCTCCCGCCCCCGTGGAAGTCCTGGTCGTATGGCAGACGGACAATATGCCCGTGTTCACCGATACGGGCATCGAACGGTTCCAGCAGGAAATCCAAAGCGCAAACTCCATGCTGGACGTGTTAAACCAGACCCAGCAGCGGATCAACCAGCAGGCGGCGGGAACCAACCTTTTCAAGCCGAACGCAATTGCCGAGCTGAACTCCATGCAGGGAAGGATTCAGGCGATTCAAAACCGCATCAACCAAATTGCAAACAATCCCATTCACATGGGTTCAGACGCCGCCAACGCCGAGTTGGAGCGGCTGCGGGGACAGCTCGCGCAGGCCCTGGACGCGCAGCAGGCGCTTAACAATGCCGTCGGCGATATGGACGTACAAGCGGCCAATCAAGCCTATTTGCGCCTTTCCCAAACCGTGGGCAATGCGGAACGGTATATCCGGGATAATGTGGAAGCGCAGGAGCACTTTAACCGGGAGATTCAAGCGGGAACCGGAAGCGCCAACCAGCTTGTGAGTACGATTAAGCGGGCCGTTACCGCCTACATGAGCGTTCGGACGGTTACAAAAGCGTTGGATTTGTCGGATCAGCTGACCAGCACCACGGCGCGGCTGAATCTGATGAATGACGGGTTACAGACCACGGAAGAACTGCAAAGCATGATTGCGGCATCCGCCAAACGTTCAAGAGGCTCCTATCAAGACACCGCCGACGCCGTTTCCAAGCTGGGCCTGATGGCCGGGGACGCCTTTTCCAGCAACGCGGAAATTGTCGCGTTCATGGAGCAGCTGAACAAGCAGTTTATTATCGCCGGGACGGAGGCTTCCGGCATTGACGCGGCGATGCTGCAGTTAACGCAGGCGATGGGTTCCGGCGCCCTGCGCGGTGAGGAATTCAACAGCATTCTGGAACAGGCCCCCAACATCATTCAGGCGATTGCCGACTACATGAATGTGCCGATTGGAGAATTGAGAGACTACGCCGCTGAGGGTCAGATCACCTCTGAGGTTGTAAAAAACGCACTGTTCGCGGTGGCCGAGGAGACAAACGAAAAGGTCGCTTCCATGCCCTACACCTTTTCACAGGTTTGGAATAATTTTCGAGACGATGCTTTGATCGCTTTCCAACCTGTACTAGAGTCGTTGAATGGGATCGCGAACAGTGAAGCGTTTGGCACGATGATAACGGGCGTGTCGGAAGGGCTTTCTGCCCTCGCCGGAACCGTGCTCAGCGTCTTTACGGCCTTTACCTCCTGGGACGGTTTTACGCAGATTATGGAAGCGATTCATATTGGCGTTTTGATTGTCGCGGGGGTAATCCAAAGGCTGACGGAGATTGCGGTCAATGCCGCCTCCGCGATTGCGGATAACTGGAGCTGGATCGCGCCGATTGTGTACGGCGTCGCGGCGGCATATCTCCTCTATAAAACTTATACGCTGCTGGCGGCGGCGGTACAGTGGGCTTTGAACGCGGCGCAGGCGGCAAGCCCTGTTTTTTGGGTCGTCGCGGGCGTGATCGCGCTCATTACGGCGGTCGTAGCGGTGGTCAGGGCGCTGGATGTATTCGGAGCGAAAGGCACAAGCGTGTTCGGAACGCTCACCGGATGCATCAATGTCGCGATGCAGTTCTTTGTCAACCTGGGGAAGCTGGTCGCGGATATCGCCATTGGCATTTGGGAGGCGCTCGGCGCGTGCTGTGACAATATCGGAACGGCTTTTCACAACACAATCGCCGGTGTGCAGGGCTGGTTTTACAATTTGCTCTCCACTGCCCTGGAGGTGGTAGAGGGGATTTGCGCCGCCCTGAATAAGCTGCCTTTCATTGAATTTGACTATTCCGGGATTGCGGCCAAAGCGGACGAATACGCCGCGAAATCAGCGGCGGCTTACGGAAGCAAAGGGGAGTACAGAAGCATTGCGGAGGCCTTTGACAAAGGCTTTGGGAGGTTTGACGCCTTTTCAGACGGTTGGGCAAAAGACGCCTTTAACGCGGGGGCATCGTGGGGAGACGGCATAACGGACAAAGCTGCTGATTTTCTCGATTCGCTTCAATTGAAGGAAATGGAGACGCCCCCCGATGTTAGGGGTTTCGATTACAGTCAGTACGGGGCAACGCCGGGGGCCGGGCTGGCCGGGGACGTGTCGGACATCGCTTCCAATACCGGCAGCATTGCCGACACCCTGGATGTGGCCGAAGAAGAACTGGTGTATTTGCGGGACATCGCGGAACAGGAAACCGTGAACCGCTTTACCACCGCTGAGATTTCTATTGATATGTCCGGAATGCAGAACCATATCTCGAATGATATGGATTTGGACGGCGTAATCGACGGGATGATTGACGGGGTGAACGAAGCGGTTGAAATTGCGGCGGAAGGAGTGCATACCTGATGAGCCAATATGATTTTTACCTGAAATCGCTGCTGTTGCCGGTTGCCCCTTCCCAACTGAAAATTTCCGTCAACAATAATAACAGCACCTACATTTTGATTGACGAAGGGCAAATTAACATTCTGAAAAAGGCGAAATTAACGGACATTGAATTTGAATGCCTGATTCCACAGGTTCAATATCCGTTTGCTGTTTATACCGACGGTTTTCACGGGGCGTCTTACTTTCTAGAGTACTTTGAAAAGCTGAAAACAGAGCGGAAGCCGTTCCAATTCATTGTGTCCCGGACAACACCCGGCGGCAAGGCCCTTTTCAGCACGAATATCAAGGTTTCCATGGAGGATTATAAAATCACAGAGCAAGCAAAGGACGGTTTCGACCTGACCGTAAAAATCAAACTGAAACAGTTCCGGGATTGCTCCACTAAAGTTTATGAGATCAAGGCGGATCAGCCCAAAGAAACCGCGGCCGCAACTGTGAAGGAAGAGCGCCCTGCATCGACCGTTGGAAATTCACCCGATACCGGCCTGCCCACAAGCTACACCGTAAAAAAGGGAGATTGTCTCTGGAATATCGCAAAAAAGTTTTACGGAGACGGTTCCAAATACACGCTGCTCGCAAAGGCGAACAACATTGGAAACTCAAACCTGATTTATGCAGGGACTACGCTGACCATTCCGGTGGCCTAACGGGGGAATCTTATGGACGTGAAACTTTTAATCACCAACGAAAAAGGAATGACCTTTTCTCCTTTGGTGGAAGAGGGTGTTGAGTGGACGACGGAACGGCGCAGTTCCCCAGGCACTCTCAAATTCACGGTGATCAAAGACAAGGCGCTGGGCAAAATCGGCGGCTTTGGGGAAGGGTCGTCCGTCAATCTCATCGTAGATGGAAAGACCATCTTTTTCGGGTTTGTTTTCACCAAGCAGCGGGATAAGACCAATGAAAACGGTTTAATCAAATGCACTGCCTACGACCAAATCCGATATCTGAAAAACAAGGACACTTACGTCTACGCGAACAAAAGCGCCGGCGCCTTTATCAAGATGGTGGCCGGGGACTACGGTCTGCGTTTGGGGACGATTGAACCGACCGGCTATGTGATTCCGAGCCGGACGGAGGAAAACACCACATTACTGGACATGATCGAAAACGCCCTCGATCTGGAGTTGACAAATCAAAAAGAAATGTTCATCCTGTACGACGATGCTGGAAAGCTAACCCTGAAAAACATTTCCAGTATGCGGGTTCCCCTCTTGATCGACGCCGAAACGGGGGAAAATTACGACTACACTTCCAGTATTGACGAACAGACATACAACCAAATCAAATTGACCTATGACAATGAGGAAACCGGGAAACGGGAAATCTACATTGCAAAGGATAGTTCCCATATCAATCAATGGGGCATTCTTCAATATTTCGACACGCTGAAAGAAGGGGAAAATGGAGCGTCAAAGGCAAACGCGCTGCTTTCTCTTTACAACAGCAAAACCCGAAAGCTGAAAATCAAAAAGGCTTTTGGAGATACACGGGTACGGGCCGGTTGTCTGATTCCCGTTTCGTTAAATTTGGGGGACATTGTTGCCAATACTTTCATGTTGGTTGAAAAGGCGGTTCACACCTTCAAAGAAAGTGAGCATTGGATGGATTTGACGCTGCGCGGGGGTGAATTCATTGCCTGACTATAACCAATTTCTAAAGCTGATTAAACGGGCCGCAATCGACGCCGTAGAAGCCAATAAGCCGGTACGAGTATATTACGGGACAGTCACGAAGGAAAAGCCCCTTGAAATCAATGTTGAACAGAAAATGACCTTGACGGAAGCGCAGCTTATTTTGGCGAAAGCCGTAACGGATCATTACGTTGATGTTGAGGTTAGACACGTCACCGGTCAAACCGGCGGCGGAAGCGGTTATGCCGCGTTTGAATCGCACAGCCACACTTACGCGGGACGGAAGAAAATCATGATTTACAATGGTCTGAAATCCGGGGAAAAGGTATTATTGATCCGCTTCCAAGAGGGGCAAAAATTCGTGGTGCTTGACCGAATTTGCGATCACGCAGTAAAGGGGCAATGGGTATGATTCCTTCCAACGCGGCGCTGCTCAATCTGTCTTTCGATTTTGTCGAACAGCCCACTAAAACCTACGGAATGGATTTACAGAACGGCGAGCATATCCGCGGCTATACAGACGGCTTGGAAGCCATGAAGCAAGCCATTTTCAAAATCCTGAACACGGAGCGTTACCAATATGTGATCTATTCGTGGAATTACGGGATTGAATTGAAAGACCTCTTTGGAATGCCGCTATCCTTTGTCTGCCCCGAATTGGAACGTCGGATCAGGGAGGCATTGACACAGGACAAGCGGATCACCGGTGTAACGAATTTTACCTTTGACAGTACACAGCGCGGCACTCTCCATACTACCTTTACGGCCCACACCATTTTTGGGGACGTTAAAGCGGAAAAGATGGTGAAAATTTAATGTATGAGAGCATGACCTATGAAGTAATTTTGCAACGGATGCTTGACCGGGTTTCAAACAAATTCGACAAGCGGGAAGGCTCCGTGATCTGGGACACGCATTCCCCAACGGCGATTGAATTTCAGATTCTATATTTGGAATTGGAAAACTTGATCCGGGACGCATACGGAGATACGGCCACGCGGGAGTATCTGATCAAACGGTGCGCAGAGCGCGGGATCACGCCTGATCCGGCCACCAGCACCATGCTGAAGGGCGTTTTCAACCCCGCCAACATAGACGTTACCGGGAAGCGCTTCAGCTTGGAAACGCTGAATTA